TAGACACTGTTCTTGGTACAGAATCTTCTTTTAGTGTCGGTGTTCTTGCGGTATATAAAGGTTTATAATATTTAAGAGAGGTGGTAAAAGTGGGAGAGATTGAGAATATTGTTATTGAGACACAGAAGCAATACACTAGGTCGAACATTATAAAAGATCGAATTATAATATTACTTATTGTATTAATGTTTGTAGAAGCCATAGTTGGATACACAGGCTTTGTATATTATGAAAGTCAATTTGGAGTTGTAGAAACTCAGGAGACTGAAAAGGAAATTTCAATCGATGCTGACGGCAAAGACTCAAACGCGACATATAATGATGTGGATGGAAACCAATATAATGATAATGCTATTGATAAAGAAGGTGATCGTTGATGGGAAGAGCAAAAATTTCCGTTAAGAAAACTACTAAGACTACCAGAGCAAAGGTCAAGAAGGAAGATATTAAAAAAGGAAAATGCCCGGTATGTGGCAAGCAAATGTAATGGACAAAGAGAATGCCAAAGTAAGGAATAAATTGAAAAATATATATGCAATAAAAGAATTAGAAGAACTTTTAGATATGGTAGTCTTATCAGAGGAAGAGCGTAGAATCGTAATCATGCATTATAAAGAAGAAAAACCTTTATCATATATAGCCGATGATTTAGGAATGTCAGAAGTAAATGTTAAAAAGAAACATAGAAAAATATTAATGAAGATTGGAAGGATTTTCAAATAAATTGGACGCACAGTGTGCGTCTTTTTTTTGTGCAAATTTATACTATAAATATACTTACTGTAAACTTCGTTTATACTTCTTAATTTTTAATTGGATTATAATTTAATTATAAGAAAAGAGAAAGGAGAGGTACAAATGCCAATGTATAACGCCTATGGGAGTTACAACCCGTATAATCAGCAACTAATGCAAAATAGATTAGCGAATATGGAACAGCAATACCCACAGCAAAATTATCAGCAAATGAATCAAATGCAGCAGCAAATGAACACACAGCAATATATCAAGGGAAGACCTGTTTCAAGCTTCGATGAAGCAAAAGCTAGTATGATTGATTTGGATGGAAGCCTATTTGTATTCACAGATATTGCTAACAAAAGAATATATACCAAACAGATACTGCTAGATGGATCTGCGGAATTAAAATCATATAAGTTGGAAGAACGAAACAATAATTTAACAAAAACAATAAAAACAGAAAACGATGAATATGTGTTACGTTCTGAATTTGAAAATGCTATGAAAGAAATAAATGCAAAGATTAAGGAGGCTGGATTCAATGAATCAGATGGAGAAGATGATAAGTAATATGTTTGGAAGCAATCCGATGTTCCAACGTGCCTTGCAGATGGCACAAGGAAAGAGCGAAGACCAAATTAAACAAATAGCAAAGAATCTTTGTCAACAGAGAGGATTCAATATTGATGAAATGTTTAGTCGTTTTCAGAGTCAAATGTCAGCTATGTTTGGTCAAAAATAATATGATATAAACAATTGTTTATATAAAAATTTTTAAAAAGGAGGTCATACTATGGGTATGGAAAGTAACAATGGGTTAAGTGTAGCCGATGCTATTGCTCTTAGGGACGATAGCAATGATGGAGCTTTTGGTGGTGGCGGATCATGGATCTGGGTAATGTTTCTGTTCTTCATTCTTGCCTGGGGAGGCAATGGTCTTGGAGGGTTTGGAAATAATTCCGCAGCACAGGGAGCATTAACGAGAGGAGAACTTTGTCAGGACATGAATTTCCAGAGTCTTGAAAACAGCACTAGAAGTATTCAGTCTGGACTTTGTGACGGATTTTACGCAATGAATACAGGAATCCTTAATGGGTTTAGTGGAGTACAGCGTGATATGTGCACAGGATTTAATGGTGTAAATCAGAATATCAATCAGACTAGATTTGACATGCAGTCATGCTGTTGTGAGACGAATCGAAATATCGACAGCGTAAAATATGCAAATGCACAGAGCACTTGTGATATTATTAATGCGAATAATGCAAACACACAGAAGATAATTGATATGTTCACGCAGAATGAGATTCAGACTTTGAGAGATAATCTGCAAACAGCTAATTTCCAGTTGTCACAGCAGGCTCAGAATACAACTTTGATCAATGCACTGCAGCCTACACCTCGTCCAGCGTATGTGACATGTTCACCGTATCAGAGTCAGCTGCTTGCGCTGAATGCATTCGGTAATGGTACTTGCAATGGTTGTGGATGTTAAAATTAATTGATCCGCTTTATGCGTGAATTAGGGCGGTATTTCAACCGCCCTATTTTGTTATAATAGAAAGAAAGGAGAAAGATAATATGTCGTGTAGTTTTTATAATAATGGTGGATTCGGATGTGGAGGATGCGAACATTTTGTTAGAACAAATAGCGTTACACTTACTGGAAATGTTTTGATTTTAAACATATCAGTTCCGCTAGTAGCATTATCAAATAAACAGAAGATTTGTATTTGTGTAGCTCAATCTATTCCATCTGGAGCTTCTAGTGCAGATACGGTAACTGTAACAATTGGTGCTGGAGCAACAAAATATTCGATGTTAACAAAAGTTGGTAATTTCGTTCATGCTGATCAAATAAGAAGTAGAAGGGTGTACCATACAGACTTTGCAACAGATACAGGACTTTTTGTAGTCAAGAATTGTGAGCTGTGTCCTACGGATGCGAGCTTTCCAGTAATAGCAGCTGCAAATACAGCAGAGGTGTCAAGCAATGAGTAATGAAGGAATATTTAATCAGCGTATCTTGGATGCAATGGCATATATAGGCTTTGTCATTGGACTTGCTAATTACGGTGAGAACTTGGATCAGACGAAAGCTCAGGAGCTGCTAGATAATGCTTTGGATGAAATACATGGACACTTAGCAGTGCAGGATAGAAAGATAGATTCAATACTTGAGATATTAGGTGGTGATATAAATGAGGAGAAGTAAAGAGGAGCTCGAAGGTATGGGTTATGAAGAATTATATGCCGAGATGAGCGAGAGAATGGTCTCAGCCTTAATGCTACATAGTGAGATGTCTGACTACTTTAATTTTATTGGTTTGCATGGATTTAAGCGTATTCATGAATATCAGTACTATGGCGAGTCACTTGGACGAAGAAAATTGCATCATAAATATTTGGATATTCATAATAAGCTAATAGATGAAAATTTTGAGAAATCGGATAGAGTTCATGTAATACCTGATGATTGGTATAAATATACAAGATTGGATATCAATGACAGTATTATGCCTAAATTCGTTAGGTCAGCACTTGAGCAATATAAAGTTTGGGAAGAAGAAACTAAACAATTGTATTCAGACATTTATTGTGTAATGTTAGAAAAAGGTTTTGTTATTGACGCAAAAATTGTTAATTGTTATATTTGTGATGTTCAGAAAGAATTGAAAGAAATATACAGGATGATGGAAGAAATGAACAATACAGGTTATGATGCTATTTATATACAAGAAATACAAGATAAGGTGCATGAACAATACAAATGCAAAATGAAAAAATTTAGAGTACAAAAATAGGACGGTTTGCCGTCCTTTTTGTTTTATTATTTTTAAAGAAAGTATTGACTTTGTTATTTTTGTATTGTATCATAACATTAACAAAACAATAGAAAACAAAGGGAGTGATAAAATGTCGCAACAAAATGTCGGATGCCGGATGTCGGATAATTCCGGAACGCCAGAAATGTATGATTAAAATTAATTTAAAAATCTTAGTATTAGGTATTGACTTCATACGAAAGCTGGTGTAAAATATGATTATAAGCTATAGAAAACAAAGTAAAGGAGATCAAAGGTATGAAAGATTTACAAAAAATGAAAGTATCAGAGCTTAGACAGCTTTGTACAGAATTGGGGATTCCAAAGGAATCGAAGGGACACAAATTTACAAAAGGTGAACTCATTGAGAACATTACAAAGAAAAAGAGTGAACAAGCAGAGGCAGAACAAACAAAATATGAACAAACAAAATCTGGTGTAGCAATTGAACAAAATAGAACAGAACAAAATTTCTTTTTTGCAAAAACACTGGATGAAATTGTTAAGAAGTACAGTAAACCAAAACATCCGAAAATCTATGAAGACGATTTAAAGGTTGGCTCGCTCGTGATTTTTGTACATTACGTAGAAGCAAAATGGACAAGGGAAATTTATAGAAAGTTACGCTCAGCAAAAGTAACGGCAGTTAATCGTAAGAAAGAGCTTATTAGGTGTGAGACATTGCTTGGAACAGAGCTGGAACTTTCTTTTAAAGAATTGTTATACATTCGGTCTGAGTACGATGATTCTGGATATCCGAAAGATATCAAGACGTATTTAAGAAATCAAAGAACAGCAAAAGGAAGTGAACTGGTCCATGAAAAATGTGCAAGATGATATTACAATTAAGGAAAGTGTACGTAAGCTTTACGATGCACAAGCAAGCAAAAAGCAGGCGGAAGAATATTTAAACAGCGTAAAGAAGAAAGAAAGTTTAATCATTTCTAATTATATTTTTTCAAATCTTAAAAAGGGGGAAAACAGTTTCACAATAAAACTTGATGAAGGATCTAAATATTATTCGAATCCTGTATCTCTTAGAGTAACGAGAGTTAGGACAAAGAAAATTATTTGGGACACTAAAAAATTAAAAAAGAAGCTCGGAATTGCAAACTATAAAAAAGTTGTAAATAAAACATACACGGTAAATGATATGGATGGTCTTATCGAATATTTAAAGACATGTAATGTTAATCCAAAAAAATTCAAGAAATTTATCACTGTCGAGGAAAAAATTGATGATACGAAAGTAGACACACTGTATGATTCCGGAGAAATCTCTGAGAAAAATATTGAAGGGTGCTATGAGCTCGAAATCGGGGAACCTTATATCAGATTGACAGAATTGAAGTGATCGACATGAATAGAGTTTATAAAGGAAAAGAATTAGCGAAGGTATTAATATACTACGGACTTGTCGGAGATGTTACAACGTCTGATTTTAACATTGTGTGTCCATTCCATGAGGATATAAATCCCAGCATGAGAATTAGACTCGATGACGGGACATTCTATTGCTTTGGGTGCGAATCCAACGGAAATGCTTTAGATTTTGTACAAAGAGTGAACCCAGAACTTAATGATCTACAAAGTTGCATCTTGCTTGAAAAGATTTTATCAAGTAATGAAGTGAAAAATTTAAATATTAAATACAAAAAGAAAAGGAAAAAACAGAGTAGGCAAGCTTTAATAGAAGCTAATGATTATTATTATGGGTTGCGTGTTACTGATTGGAACTATCCTACAAACGAAGAAGAAATTAAAGTACTGGAGTACATGAAGCGTAGAGGATTCACAGAGAGAGCCTTGAATGTCGGAAAATGCAAAGTTAGCTATAATCCAGCATATCCTATACTTTTTCCAATTCTTGATAACGGAAGATTTATGGGATGGGTCGGAAGGACAACGAATAAATATGTTGAGGATCACAGAATGAAATATTTATATAATGATGGATTCCGAAAGCGTGATACGCTTTGTGGTAATTACTCTGAGAATTGTGTTCCGATTATTTGTGAAGGATTCATGGATTATTTAAGTATACGTATAAGAGGACATACAAAAAATGTAATAGCATTACTAGGTTGGCATGTTTCCGATGAACAAATTAAAAAATTAAAAAAGAAGAATATAAGTACTGTGATATCCGCACTTGACAATGATAATTGTGGTAATAAGGGGACAAAGCTTTTAGAAAAATACTTTGACGTAATACGATTCGAATTTCCAGAAGGCGTAAAGGATGCAGGGGACATGACGGAATATCAAATTGTAAAGTCTATTAGAAAGGCGAGGATAAAGGCAAATGAAATTAAGATTAGAAATTGAATATGGTATTGACCTGTTGCATAAGTCATCAGGCAAAGAGGTCAATATTGACAAGACAATTAGTATAGAATACGATGAGTACAGTAGTGAATATAAGACACTTTGCAAAGAATATGAAGATAAAATTGGATTCAGCAGAGAATCGAATCCAGATGAATTTGATAAAAAGATGTTGTTAGCTCTTTCAGATGATATAAAGCCTAAAAAGTCAGAAATGGTAGATCCACTTGTGGAGGTAGTAAGATCTGTATACTCTCAAGCCGGGACGCATGGATACATCGAATATGGCGGATATGTCATAAATGTAGAAGACTTCAGCTACATACATTTTAGAGAGCTTGACATAAGAATTTCAAAAAAATAATAAAAGGAGATGTATTAAATGGGAATTTCATTAGCAGCTTTAAAAGGAGAAATCAAAAAGACAGGCACAAGTAAGGGGAAATTTTTGTACTTTAAAGAGGGCACAAAAGTAAGAGTAAGATTTCTCACGGACTTGGAGGATGGAGAAGAAATTAAATTCCATGATAGTTTTGCACTCGGTATTAATGTGCCATGCCAGGAAGAATTTGGTCGTGAATGTGACTATTGCGACAATGAGGTTCTGAGGACTCGTAATATGTATATTTGGAGTGTATATGATTATGATGCAAAAGAGGTCAAGCTTCTGATGGCAGCCGTAAATAATTGCTCACCTGTACCTTCACTCGCATCATTGTACGAAAGTTATGGAACGCTGCTTGATAGAGACTACGAAATTAAGCAGAATGGATCAGGTCAAAATAAGACTTTCACAGTTGTACCACTTGAGAAAAAGAAGTTCAGAAATGAAAAGGTAAAGCCTTATTCTAAGCAGGCTGTACTTAAATATATCGACAAGGCATATCCAGCTGACAACTCAGAAGATCTTGACGAATCTGATGATGAGCCAGTAAAGAAGAATAAGCGTAAAAATACTAAAACTGAAGCTCCAGATACAAAACCTGTATTTGACGAATCTGACGATGATTGGGGAGAGGAAGAGAATAGTTACGAAGATATGTCTGCTAAAGAGCTGTATAAATTTTGCAAAGAAAGGGCTATCGACTGTAAGCCTAAGAAATCAAAAGAATACTATATCGATCTTTTGGAAGAGGATGATGAACAGGATTCAGACGATGACTGGGGCGAAGATGAGGATGAATGGGATGATTAATAAATAATAGTATTTTGGGTCCGACTTGTTCGGACCCCATATAATCAATATGGAAAGGGAGACACAAAATGGGAAAATACTTTGACCTGCACAGACATGACCAAACATCTTTTTTCGACGGTTTTGGTAAGCCGCAGGAATTGGCTAGTATAGCAAAGGAACTAGGATATCCTGCACTTGGAATTAGCAATCATGGTAATATCACAGGCCTTGTGCAGCATTGGTTAGCTTGTAAAGATGTTGGCATAAAACCAATACTTGGATGCGAGGTATATTTTCAGCCAAAATTCAACAAAGAAAACCCACAGCGTAAGTCGTATCATTTGAATTTATTTTGCAAAAATACGAAAGGCTATGAAAACTTGTGTCATATGCTGACAGAAGCTAATGTTGAACAGTTCTATTATAAAGCAATTGTAGATTTTAAATTACTTGAAAAATACAGTGAAGGATTAATTTGTACTACAGCTTGTATTGCATCAGCTACAAGTCAAGCTATCAACAATGGAAATATTAATACAGCTGAAAGATTACTGAAAAAATTTAAAAGTATTTTTGGTAATGATTTATATATCGAGATTCAGCCTTACAAGATTGACAAAGAATATACACAAGAAAAAGTAGATTATCAGCTTATGAAATTGGCACGAAAATACAAGATCAGATGTATACTCACATCAGATAGCCATTATGGTAAAAAAGAAGATTTTGATACATATTGTAAAATGCACGAAATTGGAAAAACTACATTGGATGTAAAAAATACATATGGAGAGCGGTATATGCCAGCAGAGCAGGAGGTTGTTGATAGATTTGTAAAAATGTACAGAAAGAAATTTAACAATCCTCAGATGCTTGCGTGGGAATACGTTGACAATTTACATTATATTTATGACAGCGTTGACGATGACATACTTGAAAATTGTGAGCTGCATTTACCAGTAATAGAAACGAATGGTAGAACGAGCGAATCTATACTAAAAAATAAAGTTTTGGTTGGTCTTAAAAAGCGTGGAAAATGTACTAAGGAATATAAAGCAAGATGCCTTGAAGAGCTTGATGTTATTCACTTTCATGGCTTTGACGATTATTTTTTAATGGTACAGGACTATGTAATGTGGGCTAAAGAAAATGATATAGCAGTCGGTCCTGGAAGAGGATCAGCGTGTAATTGCCTGGTAGCTTATGCACTTGGAATCACAGATGTCGATAGTATAAAGTATAAGCTCGATTTCAGCCGATTCATGAGAAAAGACAAAAAAAAGCTTCCGGATATTGATGTTGATTTTGAAACCGATAAGAGGCAGCAAGTAATAGATTATGTTGTGCATAAGCACAAAGGAAAGGCTGTACAGATTTGCTCATATGGTGAATACAAAATTGACAACCTCGTTAATGATCTTGCGGGCGTATGTGGATTACAGACATCAGGGAATGATATTGATGATTTTGAAAAAGCAGAGAATAAAAAAGTAGTCGCAGAGATCAAAAAGTACATAAAGGAATATGAAATTGAAGGTGAGCTGAATATTGACTTACTGCTAAGAGATGTAAGATCAGATGAGTATAATATGCAGTACGATAATATTATTAAGCATTTTAGCAAAATGTATGGCAAGATTAGATATCTTGGAAAGCATGCAGCAGGTGTAGCTGTAGTAGGTACTGATATATCAAATTACACATGTATGATACGTCGTGGAGAAGGTCTTTATTCCAGCTGTTATGATTTAAATGATCTGGAGCATATTAATTGTACAAAATTTGATATGCTCGGATTAAAGACACTTTCAGAGATTAAAGAGCTTCAGGACCATACAGGCCATATTATCACAGATGAAGACAGAAGTGCAAAAGAAATATATGAAAATTTTAGAGATGGAAATACAGATGGTGTTTTCCAGATGGAGAAGGGGACACCTAAGAAGATACTTGATATGATTGAATGCGATTGTATTGACGATGTAATAGCTGTGAATGCCTTGAATAGACCGGCACCCTTACAGCTGAAAATGCATGAAACATATGCTCATAATAAGCTCAGCGGAAAGATCGATAAAAAGTCACCATATTATAAATACACAAAGGAAACTTACGGGACAATATTATATCAAGAACAGACTGTAGAAGTAGCCCAGAAACTAGGTCATCTGACTCCAGCGCAAAGTTTTGATCTATTAAAAATCATGAAAAAGGTAGAGAATCTAAAAAAGCCGGAATACATTCCAGTTATTGAAGAAATGAAGAAAAGCTTTTACGAAGGATGCAAAAGTGAGGGAATTACAAAATCACAGACAGACAGCATTTGGGCTAGTATGTTGATTTATGGATTTAACAAGGGTCACAGTACAGGGTACGCTTTGATTAGTATTGATCAGATGTGGTATAAGATTCATTATCCAGCGGTCTACTGGTATGTAAAAATGAAGTATGCAGGAGATGTAGCTGACATTAATAAGTATTCACAATGCGCAGTAAAAGACAATGCTGTGGTGATGCTTCCTCATGTCAATTATACAGCGAGGACAAGCATGCGTAAGATGGATGGGGAGTATGTAATTCAGCAAGGAATCGGTGTAATAAAAGGTGTCGGTGAAAAAGCAGCTGATCAAATCGAAAATGAAAGAAAAAAGAATGGTCCATTTAAGGATTATGACGATTTTTACGATAGATGTAAAAGCCGTGCTGTTACAAGTAGGGTAATTAACATTTTGGAAGAGCAAGGAGCTTTGGAATTTAATGATAAAAAATATTATGCAAGGGTAGTAAAATACAATAGTAGTTTACTTGGAAGATAGGTGATCAATATATTTCGAATTTTTGTTGATAAGATTCATAGCGACAAAGCAGTAAGCTTCAATGGTAACGAAATGTATGAGATGGTAATTGATTACACAAATTGTTCTGGACTTAAGTGTAAGAATGTAAATGTGCTGCTTACTGAGAGTGAACACCAAATGATAAAAGAAAGGGGATATTATTTATGTTAGATGAAAAGATGCTGTTAATTTTGAGCCGATATATTAATACGGAATGTGATGGAGAATATAATAATTATATTGATATTATTGCAGAAGAATTTGATCCACAGAGGGCAGTTAATTATTGTCTGCTTGATGCGGTGTATTATATCGGGATGCATAAGAATACAAAAGAAATTAGATATATTATAAAAGTCCATAAATGCCTTGAAAAAGCAGAAGAAATTAATAAAAAATATAAGGTAAAGTTCGATACATCGTCTAAGGCTCTTTTTGATGAAATGGTCAATTTTTCAAAAAAATATTTAGAAAGGTACGGTTTTAAAAAATGGCAGATACAAAAGGCAAGATGAATCGAGAAGGAATCATGAAGTTGTGCGCTGAAATTTCAAAAAGTGAAGGAAACGGATCAGTATACAGTCTAGGTAATCAGACTGGTGTTTTAAGAATTCCACGATGGAGCACAGGCCTTACAGACCTTGATAATATTATTGGTGGTGGAGTCCCAAAAGGAAGGACTATTGAAATCTTTGGAGCTGAATCTGCAGGGAAAACAACTCTCGCTTATCAAATGTGCGCTCAACATGAGATGTGCCTAAATATTCCGATTGAAGGTACATTCGACCCGGATAGGGCTAAACTTTTTGGGAATAGACCAAAGCAGATGATTGTATATCGTGCAAGGTATGGAGAAAAAGCATTTAATAGGGCTATTCGATTTGCAGAAGAAGGTATTCCACTGATTGTAATTGACAGTGTACCGTCAATGCAGCCAAAGGATGATATTGATAAGATTAGAAAAGCTGTCAATACTGATAGCGAGCAAGAAATGCGAATTGGCGGAGTCGCTCGGTTGATGGATAAGTATTTACCTACTTTGGAAGATGTAATTGAGCAAACAGGAACAACGGTAATTTTTATTAATCAGATTCGGGATAAAATGAATGCTCTTCCTTTTGGTGACAATATTCAAACACCAGGCGGGCATAAGCTTAAGCATAGTGCAAGCCTTAGAATTCAGGTAGCAAGAAAAGGATATATTGAAATTCCGAATCATAATCCTTTTAGTAGTGCATCTAAAGAAGCAATTGGAATGATTATGAAAGTAAAAGTCGTCAAGTCAAAGGTGTGTAATCCAAAAGGAGAAGCAGAGATTCCACTTTTCTATGAAAAAGGGTTCGTAGATTTTGCCGATTTGGATTCAGTGAGAAAAGAAATAATGCGTGAGCACAAAGAAAGATATAAAAAGGTGCTTGAAGAGTAGTGATCCATTATTATTGTATAAAGTATTATAAAAAATATAATAGGCGTGTCATGGAGTCTAGGTTTTTCTTATACGGTAAGTCAAAGAAAGGAGCTATAAAGAGATTCTGTGATACGTCTGGAGTAAATTGTGAAAGCATTATTTCTATAATTGAGATTGGAGAATGAGAGATGGGACTTTTAAAAAACATTAAAGAAGACGCAGAAAAAAATCGGACAAAATTACAGAATAGTGAAGAGAGGGATCTAGAGCAAAAGCTAAATAGTCTGTTCTATCTGGACAAAAATATAGACAAAGAGTTGCGGTTCCTTAACTCTGTAATGACGAGAGGTCAAGATACATCAGAGAGAAGAGGACTCCATGCTTCTGCTATAATTGTATCAGACGATAAATTCTGCTATAGACAGCAAATATTGAGCTTATATTATAAGCAGCTTCAAGGAGAGCAACTTCCGTCTAATCTTAAAAGAATCTTCTCGGAAGGTGATGCAATCCATGAGAAATGGCAGCGACTTTTTATTCGTGGTGGACTTGCTGATCCTTTGGAGCTCGACATGACGCAATTCAACGAAAAATATGATCTTTCTTTTACCCCTGATATTATTTGTGAAATTGACGGAGAAAGAATGATAGGTGAAATCAAGTCGATGAACACTTTTAGCTATAAAAAACAAGAGGAACATGCAAGCGGTAAGAAGCAGCTGCAATTGTACATGTTTCTGACTGGTATTCACAAAGGGTTTACTTTATGTGAGGACAAAAATACGCAGGAATTCAAAGTTAGGGTCTATGATTTTGATTATGAGCAAAACAAAAAATATATTGACCGCTTGGAAAATATTCAGAAGTACAAAAGAAGACTTGAAAATAAAAATAGACTTGTAAAACGCCATGATAAATGCACAGGATACACATGTAAGATGGCTACACAATGTCCAATGAAAGATGTATGTTATGGACGTAGTAAGGAAAGATTATAAACAAAACAGAGAAACAGTTTGTTAAATTAGGGTTGACTTGCTCAGCCCTTTTTGTTATTCTATACATGTAAGCAAAACAATAACAAACAAAAAGGAGGTACAATATGAAACTTAAATATTTAAAATCATTGTGTGCACTTTTCTTTGGTCTTAGTACTGTAGTGTGCATGGCATCAGGAGATTTAGTAGGGTATTTAATTGCTTTAATTGGAATGGCACTTTCCTTACAATGGCTTTGTATGGGATAAGCATAAAGGAAGTGAACAAATGAAAAGAGTGATTGCATATTACTAGAATCAATTTTAGGAGTCTATAGTCCATCATTGGGACGGAAAAGAAAAATGTCAGATGCTTGGCATTTGATTAAAACGAAACAAAATTAAGGAAATGGAAGTTAAAACGTTATGAGTAAATATTGCAAGTCAGCAGGACTGAATGTGACGTACATTGATTGTATGGATTGTGAAGACAAAGAATGTATGCAAAAAAGAAAGGAAGTAAACACAATGTTAAAGAAAGTATATCTTTCAATTGAGCCGGACCAAATTGTGTATGTCGTATTTGCATCTAGGCGTGAGGGAAAAAAAGAAGATATCGTCATAAGGTGCAGATGTAATGAAGCTATAATATACAAAAGTACCACAGTATACTGCTTAAAGCCAATTAAGGTAGTAACAAAAGGAAACAGAAGCTTGTCAAACTATAATATCTTCAAATGTGAAAATGCAAATATTGATACAGGGTATAGAGGTGATCCAAACAGATGTCCTGTATTTACAGAAAAGGAGAAGTGTTTAAAATGGCTGAAAGATATGTAATAGGTATTGATGAATCATACACGCGAACAGGAATTACAGTCTTAAAAGACAAAGAAATTGTAACAATGAAATCTCTTAGTTTTGAAGGATGTAAAACAAATACTGAAAAACGTAAAGTGGTCAGAAAAAGCTTAGAAGAAATCTTTTCTAACTATGGTAACAAAAACATGACAGTAATTACAGAGCGTATCCGATTAACTTCTCAGGGATTTTTAAGTGAGAGTTACATCAAATCAACAGGTGCACTAATAGCGACTATTATAGACGTATGCTCAGAAAAATGCGTACCAGTCTATAGTGTAGACACACGCAGCTGGAAATCTCAAATAGTAGGAAACAGCAAACCTTTAGACAATCCATATGGAATCAATCCGGAGAAATACCGTACAATCCTCTATTTGCGTTATAGAGGGCTTTTAAAGTATATAGTAGAAGAATATAAGGGCAGAGGCAAAAAAGGCGTTATATGGGTAAAAATGGACGTCACAGAGGGTACTGAGAAAGTAAGGAAGCGTGTGCCATGTAAAATCAATGATGACCTTGCCGATAGCTACTGTATAGCAATGTATGGTTTTCTGCCTGAGAGCAAGAAGAAATTAAAAGAGGAGAAGTTCTAATGGTAAAAGTAGATAGGAAAATTATGGAAGAACTGAGGTCAGCAAAATATGGATTGGGTCAGGCTGTATACTTTATGTTTCCGCCTGGAATGTTTGAAGGTATCAAAGGCTTTGTTGTAGCTGAGTACATAATCTACAGTGCATTTTACAACTGGAATATAGAATCTGAAAATAAAATTGCTTATAACCTTATGTTTGTAAGGTATGTAACAAAGGGCAAACCAAAATTTGACCTTAGTGATGAATTTATTAAAGAAGACTACATTGACAGTGACGAATGGTATGCTGACAGTATAACTCGAACATCACGTAGATATTATACTACAAAAGCTGCATGCTTGGACTATGCAAAAAGGTACAAAGTAGAAAAAGAACAAATGGAAAATGAATAACAATTTAGATATTAGGCATGATTTATTCATGCCTTATTTTTTTGTAATAAAAACAGTATTGACTTTTTGTTATATTCTGTTATATGTTAGTCATAACAATTTAAAAATGAACAATAACAATTTAAGGAGTGAACAAAATGATTAATAACAAAACGCATAAAGCAGCACCATTTAGCGGAAGCATTAATCAAGCACCAAATATGGCAAGCTCTACAAGGCTCAAAAACAGGTCTTATGGCAATAGCATAGAGATTACTATACCTAATCTATTAAAATCGAATATAGGGGCAAATTTGGGCGTTACAGAGGCATCAGAAATCAGCGAAGTAAGGCACGAGAAGTTTGATATCATTAAAACCTGCATTAGCAATAGCATTCCAGTATACCTTTCCGGACCATCAGGCAGCGGTAAAAAGTATGTCGTAGATCAAATCAGCTGGGAATTAGGATTAGAACTCTATATTACAGAAACTACAGAAACAATACAAAGCAAGAAAAGCCTCATTGGTTTTATTGACAATAGCGGAACATACCATGAAACAGAATTTTATAAAGCCTTTAAACATGGAGGTATATTTTTTATAAGCGTAACAAACAAAACAGCATATAAAACAATTGACCTATTAAAATCAGCAATCATAAACAAATGTTTTGTTTTTCCAAATGAAAAAGTAGAAGCTCATAAAAACTTTCGTATTGTATTGGCGGAAAACAATTCAATAATAAAACAATCAGTACTTGAACAATTTGCATATATTGATTTTTGTTATGACAAAAACATTGAACTGTATTTATCGAATGGTAACAAAGAGCTCATTAATTTTGTTCAAACAATTCGAAAAGAGGCAGAAAACAATAACATTCCGGTATTGTTCAACTATCATTGTATAAGCATGATAACAAAATTAGAACAAACAAAACTTGATACAAAAACAATTTTGCAAATTGCTCTGTTTAAGTGTATGAATAAAGAAGACCTTGACTGTCTTAAGTGCTGCAACATTAATTCGAACAATAAATATAAGAAGGTACTGATTGAGCTACAGGGGATAGCATAGTCTATCTCCTTTTTATTTGCCTCTGTGAGCCCCAAATTTAGCCCTAGAATCAATTTTAGCTCATTTAGGCAAGGAAATATACACCTAAGCCATTAAATGCCCTTAAAATTTATTCTCATAATTTTCCATATTTCTCATAAATTTCTAAGAATTTTTGTTTTTATGCTTGACAAACAAAATTGTTTGTTGTAACATCTAAGCATAACATGGTACGGAACCATAAGGGGGTTTAGGGGGTTAAGGAGGTGAAGTCGTAGACTTCATGCTATTAATGCTAATGCTATAACATTAATATAGTTATTAATAAATTGTTAATAAAACAAACAGAACAAACAAAAACAGATATTGTTTTATTATAACAATAACAATAACAATAACAATAACAATAACAATAACAATAACAATATTGTTTTGTTAAATATAAATAATAAATAATAAATAATAAATAAATACTTGACATATAAAATAAAGTATTGTATTCTAGCAATATAAACAAAACAAAGTGAAGAATAAACAAATGAGGTGAATAACATGTACAATTTTCCTGTGTATTGGACAAACAAAATGAAGATTGATTTTTTACAAAGAGTTATATTGATACATAGCTATTTGTACTATGAAGCAGACAGAACAATTTGGAATGACAAAAAATATGATGAAGTTTCTAAACAATTGGTAAAAATACAATTGAATTATACAGAGGTTGAAATCAGAAATGGCACACAATATGGATATGCATTCTATGATTTTGATGGAACAACAGGCTTTTTATTATGGGACAGACTGAAAAAAAATGACAAAATAAGAATTAAACAAATTGCGAACAATATGATAGAAGGGAGAACAAAATGATGGAAAAAGCAATGACAAAGGAAGAGATTAAACAGAAGATTGAAGAGTTAAGTGAAACATTTTCAAAGATTACTGAGTCTATAAAACTTATTGAAAAAGAAAATGTGATTTGTCCAGTATTTTATGCTGACGATGCAAACTGTTTAACTTGTGATCGTAATACTCAGTGTCTAATGGATGCACAGGAATCAGAATATAAAAAATGCTATGGATATTATGGCACAGAAGGATATGACTGTTGTATTTGTAAAGACGGTTCAGAATGTCATGAGTGTACATTTAAAGAGACCATGTTTGAAGAAATGCTGGACAGAATTGGAGACAAAAAGAAAGTAATTAAAACTTGCTTCGGACATTATTACGGCTATAATTTTTTGCAATGTCCCGATATTAGCTGTAATGTCAGAAGTGAATGTCGTGAATTTTGTAATAGATACAAAATGGGAGAATAGAAAATGGGTAAGCGTAGCACAAAGTTTTATCGTAAGAATGAAGCAGAAGTAATGAAGCGCATTGGACTAAAACCAACAAAAAACAGTGGTGCTGGATGGATCGAAAAATCAGATGGTCAATCTGAACTTTGTATTTGTGAGCTAAAGTCTACAGACAAAAAAAGTATTAGTGTCAAACAAGAATACTTAAATACTCTGGAATATAATGCAGCAGTTTCTCATAAAATACCAGTATTTGCTTTCCAATTTCTGAACAAAGATGAAGTGTGGGTCGCAATAAAAGAAGACGAGTTTCGAGAATATATGAAATACAAAGAACAGCAGAAACAAAAAAAGTCAGAAAAAATTGTTAAAGAAAATGATTTTGGTATTGACAGCTCAGATGAAATGATCTATAATACTATTAAAGGACAAAGGTATGGAAAGACATATGCTGCTAGACAAAGGTATGAAGAACAGAACAAAAAAGAAAGAGAACAAAGAGAAGAAGAATACAAAAACAAAAGAAAGGAGTATTACAAACAATGGCAGAGAAAAAACTGAAACAAAAAGGAGTTGCAACATTTGAAGGATTCCAAATTGCTAAAAATAATACAGTGACTCTCAAATTCAAGCTTCGGTATGATGAAATTGTAACGAGTGTAAATCTTTTACAGGGATTAAACACAGATATTACAATTCATGCAAAAGTGCCAAACAAAAAAGCTGTGAATCTTGGTATGTTCAAGATTGGATCAGTCAATTTTGACAAGGATGGAAATACACTTGTTCCATTCAAATCATTGGTAGACAGTGTAAATCTTGACAATATCTGTAGTCTTGTTGACGAAGAATATATTCAGCTTAGATTTTTAGCAGTCCTTGAACTACCAGATAATGAAGCAACAGAAGAAACGGAGAAAGGAGAAAGCGAAGAATGGGAAGATTAAGATATGGTTTAATTTCAACAGGTAAACTGTCAAGCCAAAAAAATGTTATTATTTCTGAAACTTATGACAGAAAGACTGGAGATAAACTTGGAATTTCTGTCACAGAGCAGCTGGAAACTGTGGATGAACAGGGAAATAAAACAAGAGCATATCTTAAAAATGGTTTAGGTATTCTTACAGAGGATGGACTTATTGAGCTTAAAAATGCAATCGATGAAGCTTGCAAGAAGCTTAATTTAGATTGCTCATACTATAGTCAGTCAATGAAAGATAGCGTTGAGCCGGATGTCTATCTGAGAGATAAAATTAAATGATGGTCTGATACAATTTAGGATAACAAGCGGGAATCCTCGGTTATTCAATTGCCGAGATGAAAGCGCATAGCAACCATATTCCGTATGTATTAAAAGTAGCTGTGTAACCGGATATCCCGGTAGCAGTATTGGTGTCATGGACGCACCCTGAATCTACGTAGTGTAAGCTACGCACATCAGATGCTCTGGTAATTCAATTACTGAGTAGTTCACTATTTTATCATATAACAAAGAAAACAAAAAACATGCGAAGTAAAAAGTAAATTTAAAATTTTAAAAGAAAAGGAGAACAACTATGACAAGAAAAGAAGCAAGAGAATTTTTCCAGATGCTGGCAGACGCACTTGGAGAGGAAACAGAAGTAAAAGAAGCAACAGATGCAAAAGAAGCAAGCAAAGAAGAAGTCGAAAAAGAAAAGAAAGCTATGAAGAAAACAACAAAAGTAAAGAAAACTGCATCTGAGAATAAAACAGTAGCAGATTCTGATAATGATTACAATAGTATGAGTGGTCCGGAGCTTTATAAGCTTTGCTGCAGTAGAGGAATCTCAACAAAAATTAAATCAAGAAAGAAAGCGGATCTGATTGAAGCACTCGTAGCTCTTGATAATGGTGAGATTGAATCAACTGGTAGAGCAGCAAAAGCAGAAAAGGCTAAGAAGAAACCGGAGCCTAAGCCATTTGAGTCAGATGAGGATGATGATGAAGACTGGGACGATGAAGAAGAAAAGCCAGCAGACCCATACGAAGGTAAAAAGGCTAAGGAGCTCTATAATATGTGCGTAGAGCGCAATATTAAGACGAAGCCTAGACTTAATGCATCTGAGTATGTAGAGCTGCTTAAAAAGGCAGATTCGGCGTCTGAGGACGAAGATATCGATGATGACGATGACGATGACGATGATGAGTGGGAGATTTAATCTAATCATAATCTTATAAAGTGGAAGGAGGGCGGTGCTACCGCCCCTTTTTGCTAGGAGGGCATATGAAGACAGAAGACATTATGAATTTAGATTGTAGAGATGAAAGAAATAAAGAGAGATTATTCAAATTCATTTTTCAAGTTAAACCAGCGCAAAAGATTTTAAGAGAAAGAAATTGTAAAACAGCTAAGGATGTAATGACAGCACCAGTTGATATGTTTGAGTCTGTAATTTTCGAGCTTTTTAAGTATGGGTATAAGATAAATCATATAATCCCTGTAATTGAAAATAATAAGTTTGCTGTTTGGTCATGCACAATTTCGGACAATAACAATTCTCTTATTGGATTCGTTTATGGGCTGACTATTAAAGAAGTATTAATAAAAACTGTAATAAGAATTTATGGTGATATTAAAAAGAAAGAAAGGAAATAGAACAATGGAAAAAACAACATTTTATACTGATGGAGCTTGTAGTGGTAATCCTGGACCTGGAGGGTGGGCTGCGGTTGAATTAATTGAATGTGAAGATGGATTAAGAACGGCAGCAATTGTGGGAAGCAAAGAAAAAACGACAAATAACGAAATGGAGCTAACTGCAGTGTATAAAGCGTTAGTAAAAGCCTATAAAGAAGATAAAAAGCAGGTGACAATGTATAGTGATAGTGCTTACGTTGTGAACACTTTAGAGAAAGGTTGGCTGCACAATTGGTTTTGTAATGGATGGCAAACAAAAGAAGGAAATCAAGTTAAGAACAGAAATATTTGGGAAAAAATGTATAAGCTCATTTATCAAAAAGGTATGAGGGTAGAAATGGTAAAAGTCAAAGGTCATGATGTGGACCCGCTAAATAAGCTCGCTGACAAATTGGCAGTTCAAGAAAAGAAAAAGATTATGGAGTGATAAAGATGAAAAGCAAAGAAGAAAATATAAAGATTACAAAAGTTTTAGTTAGTACAATGCTTGAATTATTAATAGCTTTAAAATATTCAATTATTAAGGAGTTAGGAAAAATAGCAACAATCGTAGTAATTATCATCCCGGTTGTTTTAAGCAGCATTGATATCAGTATTTTTATGAAACTGTTAATTTCTGTTTGTTTTGTATCAATTTCAAAGTACATTAGAGAGGTCGGATATAAACTAAATGAAACGAACAGTAGATCAATGCCGATATCAAGCATAAGATTTACATATGAAGATGAATATGGCGTCGTAAGAGTCAGCGAAGACTATGCTCAGGAAGCAATCCTTTATTTATACGATGTAGAAGAGTACTTAAAACAAACAGGGAAAGTTTTATAAGATGAAAGCACCATGTATGAACCGTAAAGAAAGAATGATAGGATGTCATCAGGATTGTGAACAATACAAAATTTTTCTTGAACATAATGAAGAAATAAAAACAAACAGAAAGAAAGCACGAACAAATTACGATTCGATGTTTCATTCAAAATATTTCAAATAACACTTGACATTTTGCTAATAAAATGCTAATATAATATTAACAGCTACGGGGCATGTCCAATTTTCCCCACACCCTTTCATAAGGTTATTCAAACTTGTCCTGTGGCTATACATTATGGTACTGGGTATGGATAATTCCAGATAAGTGATAGCCACAAAATATCTACCATATTTTCTTAGAATTAAACGGGCAATTTGTAACCCCTTTCTATATGAAATAAAGTTTGATTGATGTTTCCGGTGATTTATTATTGAGTTGTTATGGTACACTGTTTTTGTTTTGAATGTTTAAATTGCCCGTTTAATATATAAAGAAGAGTTCAGCAGAGACAAGAAAGTAAAAGTCTCTGCTATTTTTAGATATACGAAAAATAAAATGGAAGGAGAATACAAATGGCAAATCAAAAAGGATTCCAGCGGACTCAGAAGCAGATTGAGACGCTAGCTAAATACAATTTAAGAAATAAATCAGAAGCAGAAAGAAAAGAAATAGCAATGAAATCAGTTGAAACAAGAAGAAAAAACAGGCAAAGAAAAATGGATTTGCAGCAATGCATGAAAACGCTGTTAAATCTAAGGATATCAAGTGACAAGCAGAAACAAGCACTAAAACAGATCGGCTTCGAAGATGAAGAGCTGACAAACAAAACACTTTTAATGACAGCACTTTTCAAAAAAGGTATATCTGGCAATGTCGAGGCAATAAAAGAAATCGTAGACATGATGGACAAATTAGATCTATTTGAAGATACAGGAAAAGTGACAGGGGACGTGACGATAAATCTTATACCGATCGGATCAAACAGCACAAGTTCAGAAGATGATTCCTGGGATGAAGAAGAAAATGAAGATGATGATGACTGGGGTAATGAGATATACATAGGAGAACAATAATCGAGTCATAAAGGACTTTAATATATAATATCAATAAAGAAGTGCCATTGACAAATAAAATGGATTCTAGGCATAAAATACAGCGTCAGGAGGGAACACATGAATACAGAAGAATTAGAGCAATATAGAAATACAGGAGTAAGTGTAAATCAAATATATGGTATGTTGGACCAATTAAGGTACTGTTGTTATGTTTGTAAGTATGGTCAGCCATATTATGAAGAAGATGAACAAACAAGAAAAAACAAATACAAAACAAACACAAGATTAACAAAATGTAATATAGGTAAGCAGGGTGAAGATGTATTGTCATCTATCAGAAATCGAGGTTGTAAATACTGGGAATTAAAAGAGTATGAATAAATGTAAAAACAGAACAATATAAACAATATAATATATTTATAAATGTTGTTATTTTTCAAAGTTGTATAAGAACTAGAAAACAAAACAAGAACAAATTGATGCAACAGAAGTGGGGTTCACAAATTATCGTTCTTTTGGTGGAGCAATAAATATCAGATTACAGTTAAAAGGTTGTAGAGGTGAAATAATGTTTGTTGATAAAGAATTAATAGATCAATACAATAAAAAGCATCTTGAAGAATTAAGAGTTGAAGTTGAAAAAACGAAAGAGAAAATAAAAGACATAAAATTAGATCATGTTCTTTTTTTGTGAATATCCACCAGTAGAAAGTTGCAGTTGTCATATTGAAAAATAAAAATATTTTAAAAACATATTGACAAACATATATTATTAATATATAATATAGTCATAACAAAGAAACAAAATTAGTAAAACAAAAGGAGAAGATGCAATTACGCCAGTTGCATTTACAGCAGGGGTAAAAAGAGGTACAATTTCAGTATTTTAATAATATAGTTAAAGTGAGGCTTATTAAGCATCATCCTTATGATATAGTTTTACACATGCATTGCCTGATATGCTGCTAAGCTAGTGGTATATGTCAGGCGGTGCATAAGCGGAGCATAGTACAGTGGTCAGTACGATGGTCTTATAAACCATTAATGCAAGTTCGATTCTTGTTGCTCCGATTTGTACCTATTTTGCGAGGGTACAAACTGAATCTTCTTTGTGCGTGGCTGGAATGTAGTTTAACAGGGAAAATAACAAATAAATGTTTTGCAGGTTCAAGTCCTGCCATTCCAATTTATGAAACAGACAAATAAACAATTTAAGGAGTGAACAAAATGAAAGAAACAAAAGCAGCGGACGAATTATTAACACAGGACCAGAGAGACAATCTATTGATTGACATTGCTAGTATGATTGCAATACAAGGAGAAGCAATGGCTGAAAGAGCATCAGGAAACATCAGTGATGAAACGAATAGCATGCTAATGATGCATGCAAAAGCAATGGAAGCAAAATTATTTCCAATTTTATTGAAGCTCAATAGCAGATATTAAACAAAAAAAGGAAGGTGCAGCAAATGGAGATTAGCAGTAAGAAAGAAGCAGAGAAGAGAATGGATGAAGCAGAGACAAAGCAACTTTTGGTTAATATTTTGGAAAATCAAATTGTACTCATGCAGTATTGTCTCAGTGTATGTGAAAATGCAAAAGTGCAAAGGGAGCTCAGCTATAGGCTGACAAATGCCAAAGAGGTACATGATCAACAGGAAGAAAAAGCATCATATGATTTTCTCGAAGCTGCAATTAAGTATCATAAATATGATCTAATTGATAAAGAATATTGACTATTACAATTAAATATGATATAATACAATAAACAGATGATAATGATTTTGATTTCGTTATAGTCTGTTTATTGTCATATAAGGCGGAGGTGATGATTTGAATATTAATTTAAATGTGCCTGACCGATTCGCTTCATTCTTGACAGACTGGGATTATGAGCAGTACTTATTGATTGGTGGATATGGCAGTGGTAAGAGTTATGATATTGCATTGAAGATTATTCTTAAGCTTCTTGAGGAAAAGCGTACATGCTTGGTATGTCGTAATGTCTATGAGACGCTAAGAGAATCCTGCTATTCACTTTTTAAAGAAATATTGGACACTATGGGGATTTTATCAGATCACACAAGCAGTAAAGCAAAAAATAGAGATGGAAAGGTTGTTGCTGTTCAGTCACCACTAGAGATCCGCTTCCCAAATGGCTCAAGAATAATTTTCAGAGGTCTTGACAATAAGGAAAAGATAAAGTCAATAAATGGCGTGTCAATTGTATGGGTTGAGGAATGCTCGGAAATTACAGAAAGTGTGTATGAAGAGTTACTAGGTCGTGTTAGGGTTCCAAATGTTACATTACATTTTATTTTGTCTTGTAATCCAGTTGGTCGCTGGAATTGGGTATACCAGCGTTTTTTTGTTAGAAGAGGAGAAAATGGGAAAGAAATTACTATACAAGACGAGGAAGAATTTTACAGAAGGAAGACGCTAATAAACAAAAAAATAAATAAGAGTAATGGTGGCGTGTATTACCATCATAGCACAGCAAGTGACAATCCATTTTTACAGAAGTCATATATTAAAAGATTGGACGAATACAAAGAGACTGATATAGACCTTTGGAGAGTCGCTAAGCTTGGAAGGTTTGGAGCAAATGGTATTAGAGTATTACCAAATTTTGAAGTAGCCACAAATGCAAAAGACTTTAAAAACAAAGTAAACAGCATACCAGCATACTATCACTTTTTTGGTTTGGACTTTGGTTTTGAAGATTCATACAATGCATTAATGTCATGTTGTGTAGACGATGTGAATAAAGTATTGTACATATATGACGAAATATATATGAATCATATTACAGATGACTTATTTTCTTCAAGGCTAGATGTACAAGCAGTAAAAGCAAGAGCTGAAAGATGTGAGAAAGCAATATGTGCAGATTCAGCAGAGCCAAAAACGATACAATACTACAGACAGCAGGGATTCGAAATGTACGGATGCACAAAATATCCGGGAAGTCGATTACAAAATACGAAGAAAATGAAGCGATTCAAAAAGATTATTTGTTCACCAAAATGTAAGAATACAATTTTAGAGTTAAAAGATTTGACATATGCGAAAGACAATGCAGGAAATATAATACTTGATAAATTTAATATCGATCCGCACACACTAAGTGCCTTGTGGTATGCATTGGATAATTACACAGTAGCAGATTTGAAAGAGCAAAAGACAAATACAAAGGCAGGATAAAATTATTAAGGAGGCTAAGACATGAAAGATGTTTTACAAAAGCAGTTAGAGGCAGGAATTGAAACAGATTTTAAGATGAAGCTAAAGCGTTCGCAGTTTCTAGTAAAAAATAATACAGAAGACTACATTAGTGTACGGTTGGGAAATAATGATACAGTAAGTATTATAGGTTCTGGAAGCTGGGAAAGGGTATTTAATAATGTCGATGAGTTTGTAGGTACAGCAGAAGCGACAAATATTGTGAGGGTTACAGCAAATAAATCAGGGCTTGTAGAAGTTGCAAGTATTGATTTTTAGGATGTGAAGAAATGAGAAGTAAACAGTTATATGGAAGGACAGATATGATACTCATGCCGTCTGATAAGTATTATGGTTCTTTAGGAATAATCGAGCCAAAAAAAGATATCTTGACTGTGACAGTTGATTTTGTGAACAAAGTAATAGTCCGTGAGGATAATAATTTAGGTTTAGAGTCTGGAGATCAATTTGATAATATATTTCCGTATAGTAAAATTAAGCGTTGCACGGTAGGTGATGATGGTAAAATTACTGCATACTATGGAGATAAGAATTTTGTAGAAGATGGATCATCTGGTCAGGTAATGGTACAATATCCAAAATTCTATTATAAAGTTTTACCACTTGAGCTTAGTGCTACAGAAAATGGAAGCGGATACTCTATCAGAAAGGCGACTTACTCAATTACACAAAAGGAAGAAAAAGGATTTAAAGTACATCCTGCATTTATAAATGAGAATGGCGAAGAAGTTGACTACGTGTATGTTGGGGCATATGAAGGAAGCATTTATGATGGAGCAAATGAGATTTACGTGAAGAATGATGAGCTGGTATCATCTGGAGGCTTAAACAAATTTTGTTCAATCGCTGGTGTGAAGCCAGCAAGTACAAATAAGACAGCGACAAATTATCAATGGGTAAATAAAGCAGGAATAGAGCAAATGTGCAAGAATAGAGGAACTGGATGGCATGGAATGACCATAAAGATAATCAGCATGATTCAGTTTTTGTTTTTGATTGAATATGCCTCATTTGATATACAGAGTAAAGGCTTATACGGTTTTGTAAATGCTAAAAATTCAGCTTATACACAATATAATTACTCAGCTATTACAGGAAGTACATCGAATCTTGGAAATAAGTCAGGCAATGCAGCAGAGACAAAAAGGACTGAGGGAGACACAGCTTACACAGAGACAGAAAAGAAAAAGACATCGGTAAGTTATCGTGGTCTGGAGAATATATTCGGAAATATTGCATGTTTCATTTGCGACGTAGAAATATATGTCGATTACAGCAATGTTCTTGCTACTGTATATATTTGGAAAGATTTTGAATATGCATATACAGGCTATCGTAATATATGTGAAAAGTCTGAATTCTCATTTAAAGGTAATGTGTCAGGAAATATTACAGCATTTGGATATTCTTCTAATCTTGATTGGCTATTCTTCCCGACTGAATCAAGTAGTGGCTCATCAATGATTGGAGATAAAAGAACAGCTGGTATAGAAGGCCATAAAGCTTTAAAATTTGGTGGTAAATGGTCGGATGATACAGACGCTGGTTTGTTCATGTGTGATTATAGTGATTATAGTCCAGAGATGGATGAGGATTCTTCTGGAAGTAATAATAGGTCCGGCGGAAGAATCATTTACATACCAGCATAAAGGAAGGTATAGAAAAATGTTTGAAAGTAAAAAAGAGAAAGAATTGAAGAGACTTCATGATATACAATTGCAGAACATAAGCGATCAGTCAGATGATTATATGATTGGTTTGTATAATGGACTAGAATTAGTATTGTCTATATTCGAAGATAGAGACCCAGAATTTAAAACAAGCTCAAAAACACCAGAGATCATATATAATGAAGAGCCGTCAGGAAGAACAATGGCATCGGGGAAAAGGAAACGATAATAATCTATTGTTAATGAGGTGGTGATATAGCAATGACAGAAATTGAATATTTGGGGATGCTAATACCGTCTTTAGTAACTGTCGGTGGCTTATTTGCAGCAATCCATAAACCGCTCACAGAGAATACAAAAGCGATGACAACTTTATCATTACAAGTGCAGCAATTGACAAAACAATTTGAAAAGGGCGAGCAAAATTTTGAGGCTTATAAAATAAAAGTAAATGATAGCCAGAGAAGGCAATGGGAGGTCCTGGACAGACATTCAAAGAAGCTTGTAAAGCATGACGCTGAATTGGATAATTTAAAAGTAATGGTAGAATCAAAAGGAGATGAAAAACATGAACATTAACTATTGGAAAAAATGGATCAAAAAAGCAGGCGTTAGATGTGTAAAAACAATGTCACAGTCGGCATTGACACTAATCGGATCTGATGTAGTGAACATTGTAAATCTTAACTGGGAGTATATTTTAGGTGCTTGTGCAATGACTGGTTTGCTGTCGTTGTTGACGAGTCTTAAAGGTTTACCAGAGCTAAACACAGATACAGAATCAGAAGAGGAGAGTGAGTAATATGAGTAAGACATATAATCAGCTTACTAGTAAATTATCAAAAAAGGATGTAAATGGTAACACAGTAACTATGAAAGCGTCAGGGTGCGGTGTATGTGCACTTGCTTCTATCGCTTATAATATTTCTGAAAAATATACCTTAGATGCAATTTGGGAATATATGACAGGAAAAGGTTACACGATTCGTGAAGGAAGTACCAGAGTAGGAATGACAGAAGCAATTAAGCATTATGGAATGAAGAGTGAGTATTATTCACCTGCATATTCAGGAACAAAGTTCGATACTCTCATGTCAGAGCTTAAAAAGTGTCTGTCAGAAGACCGCTGGGGATTATTCCTCATGTACGGTACAAAAAAGGGTGCTAAAAGCGATTATTGGACACATAATGGACATTATATCACAGTCACTGATTACGACGCTAAAAAGGGCTATTACGTTCGTGACAGCGCAAATGGAAGAACTGGCTGGCATTCAAAGTCAGAATTTTCCGGATGCATTGTAGCAGGTTGGATTGTGACTCCAGCAAGTGTAAAGAAAGCTACAGAAGCAAAGTCGGCTACAGCTGCTAAAACAGAAACAAAGAAAACAACAACAGTAAAAGCCACATGTGCTGCGAAGGATGGTGTAATCATTCGTACATCTGCAGGTGTAGATACTGGTAAAAGAGTTCCGTATGGTAAAACAGTGACAGTAAAAAAGAAATCAGCAGCTACAATGATTATTAAAGGAACAAAATATACAATGGCAAAAATAACATACGGAAGCACAGAAGGATATGTAGCACAAAAATATTTTAAATTTTAATAAAAGCGGTCTTAAGGGTAGGAGTTAAATATTCCTATCCTTATTGACTTTATTATTATAATAATATATAATATATATAGTGATATATAATAAAATAATACAAGGAGGTAAACAATGAATAATGGCAAAAGAGCAAGTGTAGATGTTATTACAGCTGTTAAGAATTTCCCTTTTTTTGTTATTAACAATGAAGTTGGTATTGATGCAAATTTGTACAAACAGGAAATTGTTCAAATAAAACAAAATTACATCGATTACAAAAAAGGAAGTGATTTTGTAACAGAAGGCTCATCCGGAGATTATATTCCTTCAAAAATGAAATTTAAGATTTCAAAAACACTTATTGACAAAGAAGCAAGGTTTATGTTCTCACAGAGACCAGATATAAATGTAACATCCTATATAACAAACGACAGTGTAGAAGAAAAAGAAAAACTTGAACAATATCAGAAATTAATTGACAAAGTTCTTGATAAAAGTAATTTTACGAGTACATTGTTAAAAAGTGCGAAAGATTGTTTTATTGGTAAAAGGGTTGCTTGTTTAGTTGATATTTCAGAAGACAAAGGAATAAATGTTCATTTCTATAATAGTATGCAGTTCTATTATGAGACTGAATACGGCAGTGATGATTTAACAAAGTTTGTAAGTTTCGAATGTGTATCAGAATCAAAATCATTGTCAAAAAGCATTTACTTGGTGAACAAATATGAAATCATTGAGGGTTCTGTTTATTTCAGCTCTATTTTATATGACGGGTCTGGTCAAATTTTAAGAGAGCTCATTTCGTTTCATAAAACAGAGTTGAATTATATTCCAGCTGTCATTATTTTTAATGTTGGTACTCTTGATGACAAACGTGGCGTATCAGAAATGGATGACCTTGCAGAGTTTGAAGAAGGGTATAGCAGATTGTCAAATGGAGATATTGATAGTGAGCGTAAAGGTATGAATCCGATAAGATTTGTTGTTGATATGTCTCCTAGATCAACTAAAGGGCTTCCTTCTGGAGCGGGCGCATTTTGGGATTTAAGCACGAATCAGAATCTGAATGATCCTCATCCTAGCGTTGGTACTTTATCCCCTGATATGGGGCACGTAGAGGCTGTAAAAGCGACTTTGGATAGAATTAAGACAGCTATGTACGGCATTGTTGATGTTCCAAATATCAGTGAGGAAACGATGGCAGGAACGATCACAAGCGGTAAAGCTATAAAGGCTTTATATTTTCCTTTAACTGTCCGATGTAATGAAAAGATAATGACATGGGGTCCAGCACTTGAATTTATGTCACGATGTATTATTGACCTTGCATTACTAAACAAATCGATCATAAAAGAAATCTACGGGCTAGGAGAGTTTTCAGAAGCACAGTATGGAATAGACGTAGTGCCAAATTACGCATTGCTTGAAGATGAAACCGAAGAGAAGGAAACGGATCTTCAAGAAATAGCTGCTAATGCAATGTCAAGAAAATCTTACATGAAAAAATGGAGAGCTGATTTGAAGACAGATGCACAAAGGGATGAGGAGCTGCTTCAAATTGCGATTGAGCAAAATATGTTTGATACTGCATCGATTAATACACAAGTCCAGACTGAACTTAATAAAACACAAACACAAACAGAAATTGATAACAATATTGAAGATGTTAAAATAGATTCATCCTTGACATAGCATTATATATATTATATAATAATTATAAGACAAAGGATGAATATTAAAAGGTGATGAGATATGTCAGATATATTTACTTTAAAAAATGCTGAACAAATAAGATTAGAACAAACAGAACAAATACAAAAGCAGATAAAACAATTTTATGAAGACTTATACAAAGATGTATCAAAACAGATCAAAACAAAAGGTGGCAAATCATTAAGCAAAGCACAGCTTATATTGTTACAACGTGATATTAAGAAAAGAATATCAGAAATTAACAATGATATAGAAAACAAAATAACGGATAGTATGATTACAACTTCAAATGAGGTAGTGAAAAATACAAGAAGTATATTATCACAAATGGGATTTAAAAACAAAGACATAGAACGTGCTTTTTATTATGTTCCTGATAATGTTGTTAGAAATATTGTTACTGGGAATGTTTATCAGAATGGATGGACGTTAAGCAGAGCAATATGGGGACATAGTAAACAAACGCAGGATACAATTATTAAGATTGTTGGTAATGGAACGGCACAAGGAAAAGGTGCTTACGACATTGCTAAAGACATTGAAAAATATGTTAAGCCTACAGCGAGTAAGGAAAGTAGAACAATTAGTTCTTGGAGAAGAGCTAAACAGCTTGATGTAGAAGCAGGAAGGGCAAAAGAGATAGGCGAAAAAATAAAAGATAGTTATTATCCTGGTAGAGTTGATTATAATGCAATGAGATTATCAAGAACAATGATCACACATGCATATCAGCAAAGTATGGAGGCGACAAATAAAAACAATCCTTTTGTGATTGGATACCGCTGGTTAACGTCAGATTTTCATGGAAGAGTATGCAATTTATGTCTCGATAGAGCAACAAAAGATAGCTATGGATTAGGTCCTGGAGTATTTCCAAAAGATGATCTTCCATTGGATCACCCGAATGGTATGTGTACTTTTGAAGTTGTAATGTCAGATGATCTTTCAGGTATATCAGATATGATTGACAAGTGGTACAAAGAACCAATTGGAACGTATCCGGATATAGATAAATATGCATCAGATTTTATTTTTTAAGATTGAGAAAGGAAGAACAAAATGGAAGTAAGAACAGAAAGAGTATGTGAGAAATGTGGAGAAGCAAATGAGCTCACAAACGAAACGGTGAAAAGAAAAGATGTCCACACAGAGGATGGAGAACAAATTCGTTTGATTTATTACAAGTGTAAGCGTTGTAAAGAATTAAATGTTGTTCAAATCGATGATGCTGCCACAATAAAAGATTACAGAGAATTAAAGGATCTTATTGTTAAAGCAGCAAGGAAGAGACTAAAAAATGAAACTGTAAGTCCAAAGTGGATTAAAAAGAAAGATAAGTTGAATAAGAGAATAAACAAAAGAAGAGAAGATTTAAAAGAGATTCATAATTGCAAAAAAATATTAGATGAAAATGGAAAAGTATTCGTTGAATGCTTGACTTTTAGAAAGGCAAGTGATATAATTGAAAGTAAGATGTGATAAGTGTTCTTTCTCTTATAACCTTATGTCTTTACATCAAGAAAAAAAGATAGTAAGAGGAAAAGAATTGATAGGAACTTATATACAGTGTCCGAAATGTAATGAAAGATATTTTTGTTATTATGACGACAAAGAAACGATAAAGTTATCAGAACAGATGAACAAAGAGGCTAGAAAAGTTAAAAATGCCAAAAATGAACATTTAAGAGAAAAGCACTATAACATGTATATAGATAAGCAAAATAGACTTGGACAAAAAAGAAAGAACTTACAAGAAAAATATTCTATGGAGGTAAAATAATGAGCAGAAAAGGATTACCATTAAACATTCAGTTTTTTGCAGAAGAATCAAACGAATCAGAAGAAACTGAAGTAAACGAATCAGAAGAAACTGAAGTAAATGAAGAAGAAACGGAGACAAAAGTTGATACTAAAAAGATTGGCTCAGATGCAATTGCTGCATATCTGAAAGAGCTTGGTGTTGAGGATTCAGATGCTTTGAAAGACATTGTAACGAAACACAAAGAAGCGGAAGATGCAAACAAAACGGAGCTCGAAAGATCAAATGATACTTTAAGAGAAACAACAAAACAATTGGCATCTGAAAAAGAAGCAAGAATTGAAGCAGAAGCAAAATTTGCAGCAACAAAATTAGGAGTTAATCCGGAACTTGCTGATGACATTGTAACAATTGCAAAAGCAAAAGTAACGAAAGATAAAGATATTTCAACTGTTTTGTCTGAAATGAAAAAGGACAAAAAATATTCTTTCTACTTTAACAGTGAAGAAGAGAATGCTAAACAAAAGAATAAAAATATTACAAGAAAAACAGTAAACAAAGAAAAAACAAAAGACAGCAACGATGATAACGACAGATACTCTGGTACAATTGCAGAGAGGCTTCTTTCTAACAGACAGAAAGCAAAGAGTCATTTTTTCAGTTAATAATATAAGGAGGTATAATAAATGCTGAATAGAACAGGTATTAAAAAAGAAACATACGTAAGCAATAATCAGATCCTGTTTAGCGTAGAGCATCAGGTATCTATGGGCGTTGTGGTAAGTAAGGATCTTGGAGTTGATGTAGCAGGTACAAACAAAAAGGTTGTAAAAGCAGGAACTCCAATTACAGGAAACTTGAGTAAGCGAGATACTGCATTCACAGCAGGTACAGATGATGCTGTTGGAGTATTGCTTCACGATGTTGATGTAACTGTAGGTGACAACAATGGAACAATTCTTATCTTTGGATTCGTTAATACAAATATGCTGGATGCAGACACAAAAGCACTGATTACAGAAGATGTAGAGAAAGCACTTCCAATGATTAAGTTTGTTGCTTGTTAATAAAATAAAAAGAGAGGAGAAATGATATGTCTATATTTGATTTGATTATGAGTGTTGAAATTGTGGCATACTGGGAGCTGATGCAGCAGGACAGGGCACCGTATATTGGTGAAGAGCTGTTCCCGCCACAGAAAAAGATAGGTCTGTCTCTTGACTGGTTAAAGGGATCAAATGGCCTTCCGATTGTATTGAAACCGTCAGCATTTGACGTTACAGCTATTCCTAGACCACGTATTGGATTTGAAAAGTTGAGTGCACAGATGCCTTTCTTCAAAGAATCTACGTATATCGATGAAGAGATGAGACAGGAACTCAATATGGTTATTGAAACAGGAAATCAGGCATATATTGATGCTATTCTGAACAGGATTTTTGCAGATGAAATCGTTCTGCTTGAAGGTGCTAGTGCACAGAGAGAAAGAATGCGTATGCAGGCTCTTACTACTGGTACTATTGCTATTGTAGCAAATGGTCAGAATTACGAATACGATTATCATATGCCAGAAGATCATAAGGTAGAGGTAACAAAGAGCTGGAGCGATCCAACTGCTTCTATTATGACAGATATTCGAGCAGGTATTGATAAGATCGTTGAGGATACAGGTGTCACACCAGAGAGAGCAATTTGTTCTTCTAAAGTATTCGGATACATTCGTAACAATACAGAAATCAAAAAGTCTATTTTTGTTACAACTAATGGTGAAGGATTTATTTCTGATGAAAAGGTTAAGAGTTTTATTAAGGACCAGTTAGACATTGAAATTGTTAAGAATGACAAAAAGTATATTGATGAAAGTGGAGACACTCAGAGATATGTTGAAGAGGACATCTTTGTTATGTTCCCATCTGGAAATCTTGGAAATACGTGGTTTGGTACTACACCGGAAGAATCTGATCTTATGACTGGAAAAGTTGCAAATGTGAAAATCACAGATACAGGTGTAGCAGTAACAACAATTGAAAAAGCAGATCCGGTAAATGTTGAAACGAAAGTTACAATGATTTGCTTACCAGATTTTCCAACAGCGGACCAGGTATACATTCTTGAAGTTGTAGAAGCTTAGGAGGTATAAAATGGTAGTAGCAGTAAAGGGAGAAAAAAAAATCAAAGTAAGCAAGAACGCATATGATAATATCTATAAAAAAGCCGGATATAGAATTGAAGAAACAAAAGAAAACAGTAAACCTGTAGAACTGCAAGAAGCAAATCACGAAACTGAAGGTGATGAAGCGGAAGATATAGATAGCATTCCAATTTCTGAGATGTCTAAAAAGCAGCTTATGGAATACGCTAAGAAATATGATATTGATACATCAGAGGCTAAGAATGTGACGGAAGCACGTAGGATCATTCAGAAAGCAGTTCGAGAAAGTAAGGAATAATAAAGGAGGATGCTAACATGGATAACTTAAGTAAGTTAAAGATGAATATTAGGGAGGCACAAACACCATTTTTTACAGAAGAAGAGCTTGAGTATTATCTTGAAAAAAACGATAACGATGTTGAAAAAGCTAGTTATGAGTGCTTGATAATCAAGGCTGAAACAACAGGACTAAGTGTTAGCGGTCTAACTACAAAGGATTCATCGAGTTATTTTAAAATGTTAGCATCCAATTTTATTGAAACAAATAGTGGGGTGCTTAGCTGATGGAAGAATCAAATGTTGTATTGAATAATAGAATGAAAAATGAATTATATAAAGTAAAAAGAGAAATACAGACTCATGGTAGTTCATATTTCATTCAGAGAGAACAGCTAGATAACTACAGAGAAAGTACTGGAAAGTTTGATACTGTATTGGAAGTAAAAGCATTGTTTCACACAACAAAATCATACATAACAGATGAAACGTCAGAAGGAACAAAATACCATACAAAAGGAAGCCCATTGTTAATGATGGAATACAGTAGCTCTGATAAAATAAACAATGGAGACATTGTTTATATAAATGATAATAAATACGTAGTTGTAGAGAAGAATAATATTCTTAATATGAATATTGTATCTGATATATCTTTGGAGGTCGTATTAAATGGCAACAATTAGGATCGATAATTCAAAAGTTTATAAATGGCTAGAAGATGCCCCAACAAAAGCACAGGCTGCTATACTTATGAAAGCTCAACAGGGAGCGAATAAAATGCAGAATTACGCAAAACAAAATAAGAGATGGACGAACAGAACCGGACACGCTGTACAAAGGTTGGTTGGGTATGTTGAAAAATTTTCAGGATTTACAAAAATCAGAATTAACATCTCGCATGGAGTTGATTATGGAAAATGGTTAGAACTAGCACATGAACAGAAATATGCGATCTTAAATGAAACAGTACAGAAAACTTCAAAAGAAATTTTGGGAATGTTTTCTAATCTAATGGGTGATCTAAAATGAGTGAAAAGAAAGAAGTTATAAAACAAATTTATGACACATTATTAGAACAATTTGATACATACTTTCCTGGACAGCATAGTGGTGAATGTGAGAGTCCATATATTGTTTTAAAAAAAGATGGCGCATATGATCCTATTGTAGTTTCCAGTGAAAGACCAATTTATACGATTATGTGTTATGTCCCAAAGAATAGATATAGCTATTTAGAAACGTTTGTAAACAATGTGAAGAAACAAATGAAGTCTATATATCCAATTGTTATGTATGCAGGAAATGAAACATCGAGTTATTATGACGAAGAAGTGAAAGGTCATATGATCTCATTCCAATATTACGGTTGTAGAAAAATCGAATATATGAATTAAAATAAGGAGGTAAAATAAATGGCTAGACAGAAAAAGAAGCTGGTAGGTATTCCAACAATTGACGTAGCACTCGTTGTACTCAGAACAGGTACAGAAGAGGACGGGTATGAATACGCCATTGATACTGCGAACAAGGTTGGTGTTGAGCCGCAGACGGAAACTACAGATGCTGTTAAGCTTATTAAACTTGGAAAGCTTTTAGCACAGAAACCGGAAACGACTACAATTACAGGACACCAGATTACTCTTACTGACAATGTTTTCACACCTGAGATTGTACAGATTTTACAGGGTGGAACAATTGAAGGATCAGGTGAGAAACTCGTGTATATTCCGCCTGTTGCAGGTAGCGCAGAAAAAGGTCAGATCTTTGAGCTCGACTGCTATTCAGTAGAATATGATGCAAGTGGACAGATTGTTAAATATGAAAAGATTACTTATCCGAACTGTCAGGGAACACCTGTAACGATTGATACAGAAGATGACACATTCCGTGTACCAGAGTATACAATCAATTCAGCACCTAAGACAGGTGAAGCACCATACAAAATCAGCTACGTAACAGAGTTGCCGGATTTTAGTGGCGCATCAGAAGCAGCTCTTGCAGTTAACGAAGACTAATATTAAAAAGGAGAAAATAAAATGGAAGATATGATGAAAATGGAAGACAATACGAAAGTAATGAAAGTTACTACAATTGAACAATTAAAAGAATATTCAAAAGGGACAATTGTGGAATTACCGAAATTTGCAGACGGTCAGCCTTTCTATGCAAGACTCAAAAGACCTTCTCTTATGAATATGGTTAAATGTGGAAAAATTCCGAATAGCCTTTTAGTGAGAGCAAATGAGCTCTTTGTATCTGATGGAGGCTTCGATGTTGATGACGAAGGGATGCTAACACAAATGTTTGACATTTTGGATGTCATTGCAGATTCTACTTTTTGTGAACCAACATATAAGGAAATTAAAGATGCTGGTATTGAATTGACAGATGAGCAGCTGATTTTCCTTTTCAATTACTCACAGAAGGGAATCGATAGCTTAGGGTCCTTTCGTACAGAGTAAAAAGATAGAAAGCATTATCACAATGTCTAAGCTGTATAATTGCCTACCTAGTCAGCTATTGGGAATAGAAGATGATTATACAGCTTTTTGTTTTAATGAAGCATGTAGTGAGATACAAATAAGATTACAGAATGAAGAAAAACCAAACTATATAGAAAATAGAAAAGCGGACGAACCGAAACAATATAATAATTTTAAAGATTTTTATAAGCAATATGGAGGAAGAATGTAATGGCAATTAATATGGGAAGTGCTATAGCATATCTTGAACTGGACACTTCTAAATTTACTTCCGGTTTTCGTTCAGCCGCAAATGATTTGAAGGTGTTTGGTGATAAGACTGCTACTACTACACAAAAAGCTAAAGGAGTACAGAGTGCTCTAAAGAGTGCAGGAAGCACATTAACGAAGTCGCTTACAACTCCCTTACTCGGAGTTGGAGCGGCTTCTGTTAAAGTAACATCGGATTTTGAATCTGCAATGTCTCAAGTTGCAGCAACAATGGGTAAGTCAAAAAGTGAAATAAAAGACCTTGAAAATTTTGCATTAAAAATGGGATCCACGACAGCTTTTAGCGCAACAGAAGCAGCAGAAGGTCTGAATGTACTTGCAATGTCTGGTCTTGATGCAAATGAACAGATGTCAGCTTTGCCTAGTGTATTAAACCTTGCATCGGCTGGAGCAATGAGCCTCGAAAGCTCAGCAAGCTATGTGACTGGTACTGTTAAAGGCTTCTCTGACACTATGGACAATGCAGCATACTATACAGATCTTATGGCGAAGGGTGCAACACTCGCCAACACAGATGTATCTGCTTTAGGTGAAGCAATGTCAAGCGGTGCTGCCACTGCAAGCAGTTATGGACAGACAGCAGACAGTATGACTTTAAGTTTGCTGAAGCTTGCAGAGCAAAATGTAACTGGAAGCGAAGCTGCTACAGCATTAAATAGGGCTATGGCTGATTTATATACACCGACAACATCAGCTAAAAAAGCGTTAGATGATTTAGGAGTATCCGCATATGATTCAAGTGGAGAAGCAAGGGATTTCAATGATGTAGTTGATGACTTAAACGGTGCATTGTCAGGAATGTCAACCGAACAGCAGAATGCTTTAAAAAATACAATCTTTACGACATATGGTTTGCAAGCTTTTAATAAGATGACAACGTCAAGTACTGACACAGTGCAAAAGTTCAAGGATGGATTAGCAGATGCGAGCGGAAGTGCAGCAGACCAGGCAAAGGAGCAATTGGACAATCTTAAAGGTGCAGTTACGCTTTTGAAAAGTGCTCTTGAAGGTGCTGGAATTTCTATTGGAAGCAGATTGACTCCATATTTAAAAAAGTTGGCAGACTTTATAACTGACCTTGTAACTAAATTCAACAATTTATCAGATTCACAAAAAGATACAATAGTAAAATTTGGCTTGATTGCAGCTGCAGTTGGTCCTGTCATGCTTATATTGTCCAAACTAATTGGAGCGGTCTTAAGTATTAAATCAGGATTTTCGAAGCTGTCTGGGATTGGAAAAGTATTCGAAGGAATAACTGGCCCGGTTGGATTAGTAATAGCTGTTATAGCGATATTGGTAGCTGCTTTTGTAACACTAATTAAAACAAATGAAAAATTTAGAAAAGTTATCTCAAGAATACTTGATGATATAAAGAAAAAGTTCGAAGATTTTACACAGGGAATTGTTGACAGGATAAATGAGCTTGGTTTTAACTTTGAGGATATAACAGATGCATTGTCAGCAGCATGGAAAGGATTTTGTGATATATTAGTACCTTTGTTTACTAATGCATTCGAAATGATCTCAGATGTAATTGGTGGCGTTTTAGATGTAATTCTTGGAGTTGTAGATGTATTTATAGGTATATTCACTGGAGATTTCGGTCAGATTGTTACTGGATTAAAAGAGCAATTCGGAGGAATTGTAGATATAGTAACAGGCATTTTTGGTAATCTTATTGGCGCGGTTGGTGGAGTCGCATCAAAAATTCTTGAAAAGCTTGGATTGCAAGAAGCTTCAGACAAAATAAGAGATTTTTTTAATGGAATAAAAGATTTTATTTTAAGTTTTCCGGAAACAATAGCAGGAGCAATCGATGCTATTATTACATTCTTTACTCAGACAATACCGAATGCAATAGAAAGTCTAGGAATCTCAATTGAAATATTCTTTACAATAACAATACCACAAATGTTTGCTAACTTAGGTAATGCAATATCTAATTTTGTGAATAGCATTATATCATTTTTTACAGTAACTATACCGCAAGCTTTGAGCAATTTTGCAAATGTAACAATACCGAATGCTATAAATGCTGTAATTAACTGGTTTGTATATTTACCTGAGAGGATCGCTTCCGCACTAGAAACATTGTTAGGAACAATTGTAAAATTCGGTCTAAATGCTTATAATTGGGCTGTCACTACTATTCCAAAAGTAATAAGTAGTATTGTAACATTCTTCCAGCAGCTGCCTGGAAAGATTGGAATATTTTTATCAAATACAATACAAAAGATTGTACAATTTGGAACAAGTGTAGCACAGAAAGCTACTGAGGCAGGTAAAAACTTTTTAAGCAATCTTGTGAACAATGTAAAAAATTTGCCTGGAAAAATAAATACACTTTTAAAAAATACTATTTCTAAAGTTACTTCATTTGCTTCTAATTTTGTAAGCAAAGCAAAGTCATCAGGAAAGAGCTTTTTGAACGGAGTAATAAGTGGAGTGAAATCTCTACCTAATAAAATAAATACGACATTGAAAAATATTATATCATACGTTAAACAATGGGCTTCCAATATGGCTAGTAAAGGCAAAGAAGCAGCCAACAAATTCGCAACATCTATTACGAATGGCGTAGCGTCATTGCCTGGTAAAACGAAGACATGTGGTAAGAATATTGTTAGTGGTATTATCAATGGTGTATCAAGTATGGGATCCGCATTGGCGAATAAAGCAAAGAGTGTGGCTGAGTCTTTCTTGAAATCATTTAAGAAAGCACTTGGTATTAAATCACCTTCGAGGGTTTTCCAGAATGAAATAGGTGTAAACGTAGTAAAAGGTATTATAAAAGGTGTCGATAAACAAAAAAAGAATGCTAAGAAGAGCGCAAAGGAATTGTCTGCACTATATGTTAGCGCAGCTGAAACGAAGCTTAATACACTTAAAAGGTACAATGATATTAGTGTGTCAAGTGAAATAGAATACTGGGAGCTGATAAGAGCAGCTTGTAAGAAAGGTACATCTGCTTATAATGAAGCTACAATAAAAATAAAAGAGTTGAAAAAAAATCTTAATGACCAGATGAAAAAGCTCAATGAGGACTATGCAAGCAGTGTAAAATCAACTACGGATAAAATAATAAGCAATGTTAAAGATGTAATGTCCAGCTATGATTCAGCTGTTGAGAGTAGAGCAGAACAAATTTCAAATGAGATGAGTTTATTTGAAAAATTCAAATCAACAACTAGCAAAACTGCAAAATCTTTAACAAAAAATCTTAAGACGCAAGTTGATGGATTAAAAGAGTGGGATGAAGCCCTTAACAGCTTGGAGAAAAGAAATGTACCGTCTGACCTCCTTAGTAAAATTATCGATGAAGGCGTTGATTCTCTTGCCGATGTTAAATTACTTGTATCTATGACGGATGAAGAATTGACGGAATATGTTAGCTTATGGCAAGAAAAACAAAAACTTGCTACAGAAAGAGCGGTAAAAGAAATCGATAAGAGTGACTACATAGATCAAATAAAAGATTTGATTAATGAAGCTGGAACAACATTTGATGACCTTGAAGAAGCATATGTATCAAGTATGGCAGAACTAGGGGTCACAGTTCAAGATTCTTCTGTTAAGATTGGTAATAATGTTATTAGTGGCTTGAAGTCTGGTATAAGTTCAAAATTCCCGGAATTTCTTGAATATGTTAAGACTGAAATAAGTAAAATAACAACTACTGCAAATCAGACACTTGGTATTAAGTCTCCCTCAAGAGTGTTCAAAAAAATTGGACAATATACAGCAGAAGGACTTAGTATTGGATTCGTTGAAAAGATGGATGAAGTTATAGACGATATTGAAGAGAGCATCGATGAAGCTACAGATGTCAATCCGGTTATTGATGTTGGAATTGGATATAAAAATGTTTTGAAAGAATATTCAGATATTTTTACAGACATTAAAAATTCAATAGCAGAAACATTAACTACATTTGTTGACTCTTTGGAAGTCGTTATGGATGAAATGATTAACCAGCTCGACAATCTAATTGATAGAATGTCAGTAACAGGTGATGCAGTTGTTTCATTGAAAAAGAGTGTTGGAACATTTGGAACAGAAGAAAAAGAGTCAAGAATAAAAGAAAGACAAGAAAGTGACGGTAATAATAACAATAATGGTGGCGATACATACGTATTTTACAATACGCAGGATAGTCCGTATGAATATGCTAGACAAATTAAAAAGGTTAAAAAAGAATTAATGAGAGTATAGAAAGGACGAGGTTTTTATGATTAATAAAGTCGATTTATACAATGTTACTACGAAGAAAAGTATCAGTATAAGTAAGGACGGGGAGTCAAGCCTCGTCCTTGACTCAATAGAAATAGAGCAGCCAGAAATTACATTTGAAACGTATCGAACGCCATTTCAGATAGGAGAAAGTCAAAGCTCTGTTACTATTGGTAAAAGACCTGTAACAATAACAGGATATGTTATAGGACCAGTAAAAAATTCACTTGGCATGAGCTGGGAAGAATACTATAGTGCACAGGAAGTGAATATTGAAGCAGCAAAAAGAAATTTAAATACTTTTGTATCAATTAACAAAGATTTAAAACTGACATTTGAGGGTGAATATTATTTAATTGGAAGACCAGCTGGTCCTATAGAATATTCGGATAATGAGAGTGAAAATAATGAAGTAATGTGTATGTTTACAATAGACTTGACATGCTTTTTTCCGATGTTCAGAAAGGGAAGCGGATCATCAGTTGATGCGTTGTTTGTGGAAAATCTTTTCCATTTTCCTCTGACAATTGAAGAAAACAATTTTGCTTTTGGCGAAGTTCTTAAAGGGACAAGAGCAGTAGAAATAAACAACACGGGAGATGAAAGCTGTGGAATGACAATAACGATTATATTTAATGGAGATGTTTCTGGTTTCTCATACAGTATACAAAACACGACCACTGATGAAGAACTAAGGATACAATTTTCAGAGAATAAAACAATAAAAGAAAATAGTTATATAATAATAAATACAAATAGTGGAGAAGAGGACATTATATTACATGATTCTACAACGTCAGAAGAAAGCTCTGTTGTATCTGCTATTGATCTCAGTTTGGATAATATTGCTTTTCCAAAGTTAGTAGTCGGGAGCAACATACTCATAATAAATGATGAGTCTGAATGTGACACAGTTATACAATATGATGAATTGTATTATAATATATCAAAGATGTAGGTGATTATATGATTTATATAATGGACGAAAATTTTCTAATTATAAAACCGCTCAAAAAATATACATTTGCACAATACAAAGAAAAGTCAAGGGATATAGGAACTTTTAGTATTAATGCGAGATTAGTAGATGAAAATTTGTATTTACTCGATAGAGACAAAATATTTTATGTATTATTTGACGACAATGTCGTAGGTAAAATAGAAAAAGTTGTAAAAGAAAGTGACAGTGAATTTGAAAAAACAATAGAAATATCTGGAAGGCTATCTTTGTATGTATTAACAAAAAGAGTTTTTGACGGAACTTTTGCTTTCAGCGGGAAGAGCTATGAATATATAAAATCAATTATTGAAACATATATTTCTGGATTACAAAATACGGATGAAAGGTATATACCGATAAACATTACAATAGAAGATGAGGATAAATTAAATGCAACTTGTACATCTGTAGACACGCAAGTTACTGGTGGAACTCTTTGGAGTGAAATATCTGAGTGGCTTGAAACAGATAAGTTGTGCTTAAAGCTTGTACCAAATGTTAGTAAGAATGTAACAGCAACTGATTATATTACAAATGAAGATTTTGAAACAAACATTCCATCATGGAATCTTATTATATCGGCTGGTACTGACAGGAGAAAAGAAAGCGGTGAAAATGCTGTTATACTTTCTCAGATGTTGAACAACATAAGCAGAACGTCGTATCAAAGAGACAGTGAAAGCTATGCTGAGATAATGTACATAGCAGGTGAAGGAGAATCAGATGAAAGAAAATGGTATAAAAAAGTACGAAGCGATATTACAAAAGAAAAGCATGGATGGAACCGGTCTGAAATATTTGTAGATGCTAGAGACATTCAGAGCTCTTCTGATGATGAGGATGAAGACGATCTAACAGACGAAGAATATGAAAAGCTGATTGATGAGAGGGCAAACAAAAAATTTGAAGAATATGCGTTAACCGATACATATGAATCTACGCTAACGGAATCGGATAAAAGATATAAATATAATAAAGATTTTTTTCTTGGTGATTGGTGCACTGTAATTGATAGTGAACTTGGAAAAATACTTATTGATGCTCAGATCACGGAAGTAACAACGAGCTTACAGGACTCAGAAAAGATAATTGATATTGGTGTGACATACGGAACGATATTTAGAGATGACATTGATACAATCATAGAACAAACGAAAAATGCAGTTGTAAGTATAGAAAAAATGCAGCATGACATTACATATCTTGAGAGGTCAACTAAATATGTCTCTGATACAGTAAAAAATCTCTATCTTTTAATGCATCCAGTAGGAAGCGTAGTACTCAATGCTGATGAAGCAGATCCGGGAACAATATATGGTGGAAAGTGGAAATTAGTTGAAATAGGATTGAGTAATTGTTATGCATATCAAAGAACATCTTGATTAATATTTTTGTTTGTGATACTATTATTGTAGCAATTATAAAAAGGAGTGAACAATATGGCAGAAAAAAGTGGATTTTTTAATGCGAGATTGGTTAATGAAAAGTATGACAGAACATATGATGCTTCTGATTTTGCGAGCTATTTTGCCAACTTCATTGGTAACGGCATTTTTATGGATGAAGAATTGTCATCATTAAAAGTAGAAGCTGGGGAAGATTTAACTTTGAAGGTGAGCCCTGGAAAAGCTTTTATTGATGGATATTGGTATGAGCTAACAGAAACAGAAGTATTATATCTGCCAGTCAATACTAGTAATGAAGACGTTGAGTACCAGGTTAAATTAACATTAAATACGAATGGCGGGTATCGAAAAATTTATTTAGATACTTCTGAATGGTATGGAGACGGTGTGATAACCCCTATGTCTACTGATTCTACATCTTCATCCTCGTCAACATCATTAAATAAAAAAAGTTTAGTACTTGCTACTGTGACTGTTGGTCCTGCACAGTCAGAAATCACAGCTTCTGATGTAACCGACACAAGACTTGACGAAGAAAAATGTGGAGTCGTGTCCGGGGTTGTTGACCAAATTAATATGGATAATCTATTTAATCAGTTAGAATCACAGTTTAATGACTGGTTCGAAGGAATAAGAGGTCAGCTGTCAGAAGATGCAGCCGGGAATTTGCAGAATCAAATTGATGATATTAATAATGGAACGCTGTTGTTTAAATCAGAAAATACTACAGATGGAACTGTTTTTCTTACACTTGATGAAGATGAAATGGATAAGACAAATATTGTAAGAGTTAAGTTTGTAAGTGACGTTGCAAGAACGTTTGGGGTTACAATAAACAAGGAATACGAGTGTGTATTAACAAAAGCAACACGTTATCGTCTATTCGCTATATATGAAGATGGAACAAAAGAGTACGACAAGTGCGACATATATGTTGGACATGTGCTTGTACCTGATGAGTCAACAACTTTTGGAAGAGAAGTAAAAGTAATGATGTACAATAACGGAAAAGCAAATAAAAAATATAGTGTGGCTATAGCAGACACTGTTCTTGGTACAGGATCTTTTTTTAGTGTCGGTGTTCTTGCGGTATATAAAGGTTTATAATATTTAAGAGAGGTGATAAAAGTGGGAGAGATTGAGAATATTGTTATTGAGACACAGAAGCAAT